CTTGGAGAAAAAAGTTGACGAAGTTAAACCTAACAACTGAAGAGATCGAGGTCAGGGTCTGGAGCATTGTGGTGCTTGCTGTCACCCTGATTCTTTTCTTTATCGTGATTTCACTTTTGTACTCAGTGACTTTTGTCACTCAGCCAATCAAATCAATGGCCCCCATTGACCAGGCTTATACAAAGATGCTGAACGATATCGTTCTATTGATTGTGGGTGGCATTGGCGGTGTTATCGGTAAACGGGCAATGACTTCTAGGCAGCAGCCACCACCCATGGGCCAGCCAATGTGCCAGCCCATGCAAGGCGGCTACGGCCAGTATGGATACAGCAACAACCACGGGTTTAATGCCACCACCAATGGCATCCCAAACCAGCCATTTGGCGCTATGCCCAAGTGGACCAATCCAGAGCTAGACGAGTCATGGACCCCTGGTCCACCACCCACAACGCCACCGGACCATCTTGAGGATGACCATGAGCGCGAACAGTTGGCGCAGGCAAGAACGGAGTCAGAATAATGTTTGGCATCCCATTACCCTATATCGCCTTGGCAATCGGCATTGCTTTGTTTGGCTCTTACCGAGGTGGCTATCACTTTGGCTGGCAAGACAGGGACAATGACATGAAGATTGCCATTGCCAAGAAGAATGACGAAGCCAGAGCCAAAGAGGCAGAGCTTGGCACTAAGTTGATTGACCAGGAAACGAAACTCAGAAAGGCCCAAGATGATGTCAAGAAAAAACAGTCTGCTATGCATGAGCTTGCTAGGACTGGCCGGCTGCGCCTCCCAGCCCCAAGTTGTCCACAAGCCAATGCAAGTGCCACCATTGCCATTGGAAATTCACAACCCAGCCAGCCCGATGAAAGCGAACTTGAGCGACAGACTATTGCAACTCTTATCGACATCGCAGCCGAAGGAGACAAAGCCATCACCAAGCTCAACGCCTGCGTCAGCGCCTACAACGAAGTGAGGAGCATAGTCAATGGTCAATAGTGAGCAATTAGCACGGCTGCACATTGGCCCAGAGTGGGTCGATGCGCTTAATGAGACTTTCCAGCGCTTTGACATTTCAACGCCATTGCGCCAGGCTGCCTTTATTGGCCAGTGTGGCCATGAGTGTGGCAACTTTAAAATGCTTCAAGAGGGTCTGTCATATTCTGCTGCCGGACTGATGAAGACATGGCCCAAGCGCTTTGATGCTGAAAAGGCTCAAGCCTGTCAGCGAAATCCAAGGCTCATTGCCAATACTGTTTACGCAAATCGGATGGGCAACCGAGATGAAGCCTCTGGGGATGGGTATCGTTTTCGCGGCAGGGGTTGCATCCAATTGACAGGCTCTAGCTCGTATTTTCACGCTGGCAAGGCGCTGGGTGTTGACTTTTGGGCCGATCCAGACCTGGTGGCCACGCCCCAGTATGCTGCACTAACAGCCGGTTGGTTTTGGAACACCCACAAGCTCAACCAGTATGCGGACTCCCAAGACTATAAAACCTTAACCAAGAAGATCAATGGCGGCTTTATTGGTCTGGATGATCGGATCAAACATATTAACCATGCGCTGTCTGTCCTGACATAATTACCCCATGGCCAGCCAAACACAACAGCTTGAAAACCCTGCACCACCGACCCTTGGTTATCCGACCGAGGTCTATGAGCGCAGGCATTTCAATGAGAACAATGGTTCTTTGACCATTTATTTTAAAAAGTTGGCCAGTGTGCTTGGTTCTTTGTTTGGACCAAGAGGCGGTCGGTTTATGAATACCCCCCATGGGGCTTTCCAAGATTCGACCGACCAGACTGCGGCCAGCACCACAGCGGCCTATGCGGTCACATTTAACACCACAGACTTTTCCAATGGTGTGACAATGGCCAGCGGGTCAAGAATCACTGTGGCCGATGCTGGCATTTGGAATTGTCAGTTTTCCATTCAGTTTAAGAACACCAGCAATGATGGTCAGGATGTTGACATTTGGTTTCGAAAGAATGGGACAAACATTGATAATTCAAATAGCAGATTCCACTTGTCGCAAAGAAAATCGGCAGGCGATCCAAGCCATTTAATTGCAGCCATGAACTTCTTTGTAAGTATGGACAGCGCAGACTATATTGAGATAATGTGGCGTACCACAAGCACTGCTGTAAGTTTGGAACATTTCAGCACTAGCACCAGCCCAACACGACCAGCAGTCCCATCAGCCATTGTCACAATGAGCTTTGTCTCAAACATCAAATAAATACTGCCATGTACATACCTTTAAAGCTACCCCCAGGTGTTTTCCGAAATGGTACTGAGTACCAGGCAGCAGGCCGCTGGTATGACGCAAACCTAGTGCGCTGGTATGAGGGGACACTGCGCCCCATCAATGGATGGCGCACCAGGTCAAGCTCACAGATGACAGGCTCATGCCGAGGCATCATTACTTGGCGCGATAACAGTGGCAACCGATACATTGGCGCTGGTACGCATTCCAAGCTCTACGCCATGAATGAGGCTGGGACACTCAAAGACATCACGCCCACAGGCTTCACAAGCGGTTACGCTAGCTCCACAGTGCTGACAGGCTATGGTTACAGCACCTATGGCACATTTGCCTATGGCGTGGCACGGCCCGACACTGGGACACCTATTGCAGCCACCACCTGGTCACTCGATACATGGGGCGAGTATTTGATTGCTTGCTCTAGCACCGATGGCAAGCTCTATGAGTGGCAATTAGGTTTTGCAACGCCCACGTTGGCAGCAGCAATCACCAACGCACCAGTCAACAACAAGGCGGTTTTAGTCACCCAAGAGCGCATTATCTTTGCCCTTGGCGCTGGTGGAAACCCACGCAAGGTGCAGTGGTGCGACCAAGAAAACAATACCCTTTGGACACCAGCAGGCGACAACCTTGCAGGCGACTATGACTTGGCCAGCCCTGGCACATTGATCGCTGGCAAGCGGGTCAAGGGTGTCAATCTACTGTTTACCGATGTGGATGTCCACACGGCCCAGTATGTTGGCGCTCCATTTGTTTATGGCTTTGAGAAGGCGGCAAGCGGGTGCGGCCTCATTTCGGCCCAGGCAGTGGCGGCCATTGACACTGCTGCCATTTGGATGAGCAATTCTGGCTTTTGGATTTATGACGGCTATGTCAAGCCACTGCCAAGTGATGTGTCAGATTACATTTTTGCCAATATCAACTTTGCCCAGGCATCTAAGATTTATGCGGTCCATGTCAGCAAGTTTGGTGAAATCTGGTGGTATTACCCAAGTGCAGCCAGCAATGAGAATGACAGCTATGTCACTTTCAACTACCGCGAAAACCACTGGAACATTGGCACATTGGCCCGCACTGCTGGGGTTGATGCTGGCGTGTTTACCTATCCTTTGATGGTGTCTACCACTGGCTACATCTACGAGCATGAGGTCGGGTTTAACTATGACAGCGCCAGCCTTTACGCTGAGTCTGGACCAGTCCAATTGGGCAATGGCGACAACATCATGTCGGTGCGTCAGGTCATTCCCGATGAGCAAACACTGGGTGAGGCGGTGGTTTCATTTAAAACCCGCAATTACCCAACAGGCACACAATCCACATTTGGACCATACACGGCAGCCAACCCGACTTCTGTCCGGTTCTCTGGCCGGCAAGTCAACATGAGGGTGACTGGCAACACTTTGGCTGACTGGCGTGTCGGGGTGATGAGGCTTGAGGCTGTGGCCAGCGGGAAGCGATGAGCGACCAAGAACAACTGGAGAGACTGCGCCACCATGTAGAGGCGGCATTAGAATACAGTGGAGGCACACACAATTTTGACGATGTCGCTGAGATGGTCGAGGATCACAGATTACAGCTGTGGCCGGCCAAGGACTCGGTGGTGTTAACTGAGATCATTGTCTATCCCAGGCTAAAGAATTTGCATTACTTCTTGGCTGGTGGCGACCTAGATGAACTCTCACGGATGCGACCATTGATCGAATCCTGGGGCAAGTCTGTCGGCTGCACCAGGGTGACTTTGGCAGGCCGAAGAGGCTGGTCAAAGACATTTTTGAAAGACGAAGGGTACAGTCCACAATGGTCTGTACTTGCAAAGGAACTTTAGGGGATAAATATGGCATCAGAAGCACTCAATTGGGCATTGGCCAATGGCATGAGCCAGGCTGAATTTGATCGGAACATTTTTAATGCTGTGCTTGATGCGCAGAAATCTGGCACTAGCAATGCCATGTTGCGCATTGAAATGGATCGTCTTGGCATAAGCCCAGCAGATGTGGCCCGTGCGACTGGTGTGACGACCCAGAGTGTCGCGTCTCAATATGCGACAGCAACCCCAACAACTCAGGCCGAATTGATTGCCAATGCCGCGGCTGATGCAGAACTTGCAGCGCGTACAGCCAGAGACAGAACAGCCAGCCAAGCATTAATTGATGCCAGAAATTTAGAGGCTAGAACTTCTGCTGGAACTTTGACTGCGGCTCAACAAGCAGCGGCAGCACAAGCCCAAGCGGATTTGGTGACCAGACAAAACGAGGCGGCCTTGGCTTTGCAACAACGCAATGCAGCCGCGGCTGAAGCCGCGCGTTTAGCTGAAGCAAAGCGGGTGGCCGATAATGAAGCGGCATATCAAAAGTATTTAATTGATAACCAAGCCAAAAGTGATGCCCAGATTGCTGCCAATCAAAGGGCTTATGAGGCTTATTTGGCTAATCAAGCCAAATTGGCAGGGCAACAAGGCGGGACAACTACTGGAACAGTAACTGGCACTGGCCTACTCGGCACAACTGGTGCAACCAGTGTGACTGGCACAACGCCATTTGCTGGTGCGACCCAAGGCTTTGAGCAGAACTTCAGAAATTACACATCAATCCCAATTGGCGCTCAGTACAACCCCAATGTGGTCGGTGGCACTGGCTCACCATACGCCCAAGTCATGGGCCAGATGCGACCAGTTGGCAATCCATACGCCAATGTGGTGGCAGGCCAAGCAATGGGTGGCTATAACCCTGGTCTATATGACCAGATTGCCGCGGCTAATGTGGCCAGAGCCGCTGCGGCAAACGCTGGAACGACATTGGCTGACTACTATGGTGGTGGCGATGCTAATGGTGGTGATACTGCTGGCATCGGCAGTCAAGGTGGCGATGCAGCAGGCAACACTGGTGGTGGCCCAGGTACTGGTGCAGTTGGTGATACTGCATACGCTAAAGGCGGCATGGTCGATGGTCTGTTTGGGATGAATCCACCTGGTCCAGATGATGGCGCTGGATATCTAGATCGTGGCGAATATGTCATCAAAAAATCAGCAGTCAATAAGTATGGCCGTGGACTTTTGGACATGATCAACGAAGGCAAAGTGCCTGCCAAGAAAATGAAATCTTTACTCGGATAAGGTGGCAATATGTCAAAAGGTGGAACAACAACCTCAACAAGCTCCATTGATCCACAGATCAAAGAAGCATTCTTGGCCAACTTTCAGCAGGCCCAAGGTGTCGCTGGTGCATTGCCAGTCCAGCAATTTGCTGGCTATAACCCGATGTACCAGGCAGGCGAGGAGGCTCTGGTCAATACTGCCTTGGCTGGCCCAGGCATTACTGGCACAGACTTGGCAGCTCAAATGGCGGCTTATGGCGGTATTTATCAACCTGGTCAGATCACAGCGCAGCAGACTAATTTGAGCATGGGACAAGGTCCAGGCTCAATTGGCAGCTACATGAATCCATATACGTCAGCTGTGCGCACCAATGCATTGGCTGACTTGGAGTCTGCAAGACGCGCTGCCATCCAGCAAACTGGTGAACGTGCCACACAAGCCCGTGCATTCGGTGGATCACGCCAAGGTGTGGCCGAGGCTTTGACTAACCAAGGGTTTGCCAAGCAGGCCGCCACACTTGGCACAACCTTAAACGAGCAGGCATTTAACCAGGCAATGGCCATGCAGCAGGCAGACATTGCGCGCAGATCAGCAGCCGACATTGCCAATCAGCAAGCAGGCTTGCAAGGTGCGCAATTGAGGCTAGGCGGTGCAAGCCAGCTAGGTAATTTGGCTGCACAACAACAAGCATTGCGTCTTGGTGGCGCTCAAGCGGTCATGGCCGCTGGCGGTGCGCGTCAGGCTTTGGACCAGCAGCAGATGGATGCGATTCGCAACATTGGCCTCCAGCGTCTGGGTGTGGTCCAGTCTTCACTTGGTGCGCAGCCTGCCAATCTTGGCATGGTGGCCACAACTCCATACAGCCAGAATGTCGGTGCTGGCCTATTAGGCGGTGCATTGGCTGGCTCTCAATTGGCTGGCACTCTTGGCCTGACAGCAGGCACTGGCGCTGGCCTTGGTGCATTGGCCGCGCTGATCTAACATGAGACAAAACCCAACCCCAGAGCCACAACGCTACGCTGACGCGCAGCTCATGGCTTTGCTTGATCCATCAAGCAAGCGTGACACCATCCTGATCACGCCTGGATCACCGATGCCCTCACGCATCCCTGATGGGTTGACAGTGGCTGAGACAAGCCGCGGCATTGTGATCACCAGTGACCCTGCAAAGGTCAGAATCATTGACCAAGGGTCTGAGAAAGATGTGGGCATGGCGCTCTTTGGCTATGCATACGATCAGGCCAAAGGCTTTGACAATGTGGCGGTGGCCATGGATAGAAGTGGCATTCCGGTGGCAGAGCTGGCCATCAAGCCTGGTCAAGAAAGACGGGCCATGAGGGCTGCATCTTTGCTTGCACCAGATACTGGATCAACTAACATGATGAGCAGAGGCGATGTGGTCAATACACGCCTCAGAGGTTTATTGGATTAAGGTGGAAATATGGCTACTCAATTTGATTTTGCAAGTTTAGGCAGTATGTTTGGCGGTGGCGGTGTGCCAACGGGTCTTGATGCATTGCTGACAGAAGACCAGCGCAAACTGCTTGGCCGTAATGCTGCGCTGTCAGCAGCTGGCGCATTGCTCCAAGCCAGTGGCCGAAGTGCAGTGCCAATCAGCATGGGCCAAGCACTTGGATCAGCTTTGCAGGCAGGCCAGCAAGGTTATCAGCAGGCTCGTGCCAGCTCTTTTCAAGATTTGCTTTTGGGTGGAAAGCTGAAAGAGATGCAAACAGCCCAAGAATTGCAAACCCAATTGGGCAGTATTTTTACCAAACCAACAACTGCATTGAGTCCAGAGCAGCAGGCTTTGGCCATGCCTGGAATGCAAGTCGGACCAACCATGGCCCGTGCTGAACTGGCTGCAAACATTCAGCCGCCAAGCGATGCTGAGATTAAAGCGGCTCAGTATCAACGGGCAGCAGACCTTTTGGCATCAAGAGGCAAGGGCGAAGAGGCCAAACGCTATCAAGACATGGCCAGAGACTTAAACCCAAGGGCTAAAGTTGTTGGCCAGCCATTTGAGGTAACAGACCCTACTGGCAAGCCAATCATGGTTCAGCAGTTTGAGTCTGGCGATATCAGGACCATGCAAGGCTTTGGTCCAAAGCGCGATGTTGTTTTGCAAAACCTTGGTGGCACAACTGTGGCTGTCAACAAGTCTTCATTAAAAGGTGGAGAAACATTTGCCCAGACAATGACACCAAGCGAGATTGCCAACTTGAAAGTGGCTCAAGGCAACTTGGCCGTGGCTCAAGGTGGTCTTGGTTTGCGTCAGCAAGAATTTTTGCGTGGTGCGACAGAAATTAGAGAAACCCCAGAAGGTTTGGTCTATGTGCCAAAAGCACCTGGTGGTGCGGCTATTCCAGTGATGACAGCAGCCGGAACACAACTTGAAGGCGCTGGCTCTAAGCCGACTGAAGACCAAAGCAAGTCAGCAGGCTTTGCTTTCCGAATGAAACAGTCAACTCAGATTTTCAATCAGCCTGCTGTGGATAAGTCTGGTGAGCCAATCATTGACCCCAAAACTGGCAAACCAGTTACGCTTGAGCAGGCTTATGGTCAGCCAGGGAAGTATCAGGCCATCATGCGCGCCATCCCAAGTGCTGGATTAACCACTGGCATTGCTAATATTT